TTTTCTACTTATTACTTTGTATTCGTTGTATTTGTGTTACCTGTTTAATCGGTATCATTTTTATTTATAAGAGTTCTCATTTTGTTTCACCCACTTTTTTAAGCCTTTTGCTCTTGCCTTTGTATCGTAAGTTTCTTTAGGTAAAGACCTCTTAATTCTATATTGTTTATAACGTTCACACCACTCAATAACTTTATCTAAAAATGTATATATAAATTTATCAAACATAATATTTTAATATGTACCCGGTGGGATTTATTGGTTTACCCACAAGCTTTCCCGAAGCGTCCAATCTTTTAAAAGATGGTCGGTACTCACAGCAAAATAGTGTGTCTTCAGCCACTAGGCCGTAACCCTCACTACCCTCGCCTTACACCCGCTTAAGCGTTGTTCAGCCACAAGGCCAATCAAAGTTCGAATCTTTAATTGTTTTAACATATTCTGTATAATATAACACACTTTGACTAAAATGTCAATGCTCATTTGATATTAAATCTCTTTTTAAACTCGGTCATATCAATATATTTTAGGTTAATAACTGTACCGTCCCATTCTAATACAGGTTTATTAACTTCGTTCATATCTCTTAAATTAGGGTTTACCTTATAAAACTGTATCTTTTTATATGTATTTCTACCGTTGAAATCCCAAAATGTCTGTTTCCATTGTTGTACCCAATTGACACTTGGTGTAGGTGAGTGGTCTGCCACCACATAATTGTCTGTGCCTTTGTACATATTGTTAACTTTACCAGTTGTACTATTTAAATCGTGGCCTAATAGATAAATTTCATCTGGTTGTTCTTTTACACAGGCAATATAACCTGATGTTGGTCCTGCTGCCCAACCTGGATCTTTCTTTTTTTGTAATACATCATTTATACAATTTGATTTATCATTATCTTTTATCCAAGAAATCTTAATTGTTTTTTGTTGTACGTGTTTTCTTTGTTTTGATTTATCTTTTTTAATTATGGTCACAGCACCAGACACACTTGAACCGTGCATTACAAAATGACTTGTTTCTGGTGTTCTTTCATTTTCATAAAAGGCGCCTTCTTCTCTTGCCAATTTTATATCATCTTCACTTACACCAGACTTAATCATATTTTCATATAGTTCAGCAGGTACTTTTGACCAGTTTCTAAAGTAACATTCATTGTTGTGAGGATAACCACTATGATATATTTCGTGCATTATACCTTGGTCAACGGCCACTAAAACATCTGGTTTAAAATCTCTATACAAGGCATTACAACCATATATCTTGCCGTGTTCTCTTAATTGTCTTAAATCAATACTTCTACGGCTTTCACCATTACCTATACAAAAAACTCTTTTCATTTGTTTAAAAATACATCTTTCATAATCAGTTTACATTCTGTTTCGTTAAACCTAATAAAAGGTTTTAATCTGGTAAGCGTAGATGAGATTTTAGGCCAAACAACTTTCTCGGTAATCTCTTTATTCCAATTCTTACTAAACGATAAGATTTGGTCAAGCACAATGATGGTCTGCTGAGCCGCTCTTTTTTGAATAAGTAAACGTAAAAGTCGTGGATGTTGTCCATTATGACAAATGAAACCATCATCAAAGCGAATATTATTCCGAATAAAGTCATCATTAATCCGTACGCAATCAGCCCTAAAATGATAGGCAAATGCTTCTTTACGCTTTTTATAATCCAAATAAACATCTCTACCATCTCTTTGTAAAAGATTACCAACCCATCCCTTGCTATCTGTAGCAAAGTTAGCAACAAAGAAATCAAGTATATCATTTTGTCCATATTGTTTGCTCAGTTTGTGAAAGAAGTACCTATCATTTCTTTTGGTAAATGTTTCAAGTTTACAGTTGACTTTTCCACCATATTGTATATAGTCATAATTTTTTGTGGTAAAATGTAATTTAACACCCAAATAAACTTTAAATACATCAAACCCTCCATACATAAATTAAATAGGCAATTGGCCACACTTCGGATACTTTAACATCCTCTTATTGGTTGCTTCTAATTTGATTTTTTCTTTTAATGATTTTGAAATAAGTTTTGATACTGTGCCTGGATCTATTTCGTTTTCTTCACAAAATAATAGCACGGCGTCCATATGAGAACACCTTTTTTCTTTGACTAGACTTTCAATTTTTAAACTAAATTCTTTACTGTTCATTTCACACCTTTCATAAATGGGGGTTACTACCACTAGCGTTCACCCCCATAGTTATAACCATTACCAATATAACATAATGATCTTAAATTGTCAATGTTATTCTGGCGCTTCTGTTAAATCAAATGTATGAAATAATATACATCTTTCAGAGCCACTTGGTACATCAATAGTTGCTGATGTTTGAGTACCGTCTTCAGATATATAATAAGTTATCATATAAACTGGTTGGCCTTCTTTGACCATACCCTCTCTACCTAATGATATATTTTGTGGTTTAAATTTATAGTGATTTAAATAATTATCTATATTTTCTTGTGTTCCACATAAAGCAGGAACTTGTTGAAAAAAGTAATTACCAAAATCTTTTTCGTGGTCAGCACTTGCTGTATAAGCAAATAAACCGAACAATAAACCTAATATGATTTTTTTCATATGCCTCCTACGATAAAACGAGGCCACATTTTTGACTAACTTGCTTTTATTTTATCTTTGTTAAGTTCTTCATAATATTTATAAAAACCATCAATTGCTTTCATAAGGTCTTGTTCATAATCTTTCTTTTCCTTAATAAAACATTGAGAAGTACCATCTTCACTTGCCAATAAAATTACAATTTGTTCAATTGGTGTACCAAAAGTTTCTTCGTACATATGAGCATAGGCAGTTGTTTGCATAAAGTAATTGTCAATCCAACTTTCTTCTCTTTGTTTATTGGCTGTTTTAAAATCAATCACAGATAACTTACCATTGTATTCAGCAATACAATCTACTTGACCAGCAATAGTAAGTTTTTTACTATACATAATTGCCTCTAGTAAATGTATATTATCTACTTGATCTATGTAAGGTTTTAATAGTTTGAATAAACCTAATGGTAACACATCACGGATTGATGGTGTTTCATTCTTAATATATTGTTCAACTAACGTATGAGTTGCTTTACCTCTACGTGAGGCTCTACCCATTTCCCATTGAGCAACCTTTTCACCAATACTATCACGCCATTTTTGTAGGCCTTCTTTTTTAAGTTGACCTAATACTGTCGTAACAGATGGATAGTTTTTACCGTTTATATTGTAAAATCTAAAACCATCTACTTTCATACCTTTGGTTTTGGGAAGTAGTGTCTTATCTAAATCTATAAATTTAAATTCTTTTTTTGCCATAATATTTCACCTTCATTTATTGTATTCCATAATATATCATAATATAGGTCGTTTGTCAACCTTTAAACGCCCTTTTTCATATACATATTATTAAGTTCATCTGGCGTTCAGTATTCGTACTTCTCGTATTGTGTCTTATTAAATTGATTTCTAAAAGCTCTTAATAGTTCTTTTCTATTTCCTTCTTTTTTATACGATACGTGTACCCATCCAGAATTTGGTTCATCTGGACCTTTCCAAAACTCCAATATCATTTGGTCATAATCTAAATTTTCGTTAATCCAAATTACCAACTCCTGGTTGGAAACTCCAAAGATTTCGAAATCGGCCGCCTGGCCTTTAGCGTGTTGTGAATTTTTGCTTGAGCCAATGGCTTCACACAATTCTTCGGATCTAAACCCGGAGCTCACAGTTACGACTTTACCAAAGTGATCTCGGACAGGTTGTAATACCTTTTCGCATAACAATTTTAAAGAGTTAATTTGATCCTCATTAGGATTATTGTTAATCCCTTTTCGGTCAGCCGTTTGACTGGCAACTAGCTCTTTAAGCGTAAAGTTTTTGCTTAATATCATTTAGTTTATCCTTTGCTTTAAGTTTTAACTTTTTGAGTTGTCTTAATTCCATCCAACTTGTAATTGATCTATCATTATTTCTAACTTGTTCAACTTCATTTACTTGTTTTTTAAGTTCCTTATGTTTTGCTTTCGCTATCATATTAACTCCTTGTCAGTTTTAAGATTTTCTCTATTTGTGCCTTAATGATTGGACCTCTATTAGGCCAATGTATGTAAGGTTCGTCACTTTTAGATAGGTTATATAAAAAAGGCAATATAATCTTTTCTAAATCTTTGAATCTTTGTTGTGTTTCTTCGTCAGATATTTCTTTTGTAATTGTTTCTTTTTCTGCCACAATTTGCATTATCTCATTCATCATAGATTTGATAGATGAAACATCATCTTTTACTTTAGATATTTCTAAATTTGAGTTTTCTATAACGCTAGGGTCTATTGTAGGTTTTGTATCTTCAGCTGGTTTTGAAACTGGTGTAATACCCCAATCTTCGTTAAGGTCAAAACCTCGCATATAATCTGGTATATCGTCTGCCATTATTTTTTACCTTTTAATCTTCTCTTATGTTTTGTTAAAACATTTTCTGTTTGTGATTGTTTAATAGATTTTTTACCATATCTTTTTGC